GGAAACAACGCCGGCAATTCCGGCGGCGTGGTCGACGGCTATGTGCTGACCTCTGATTTTGCCAATGTCGAGCGCAAGATCGACAGTGTAAATCAGGGCCTTTGCGACGGATTTTACCAGCAGGCGCAGCTTGTCAATGGCACCAACATGGCGATGGCAAACGGCTTTGCACAGGCCGAGCTTTCCCGCAGCAACCAGCAGGCGGCGCTGATGCAGCAACTCAACGCCATGCAGATGCAGTCCGCTAATTGCTGCTGCGAAAACCGTGCAGCTATCGCCCAGGTGCGCTACGACATGGCGACGCAGGCGTGCGACACGCGCAACACCGTGCAGAACGCCACGCGCGACATCATTGACGCGAACAACCAGAACAGCCGCGCCATCCTCGACTTCCTGACGCAAAGCAAGCTGTCCGACCTCCAGACCGAGAATCAGAATCTGAAGCTGGCGGCATCTCAGGCCGCGCAGAACAACTATCTGATCTCGCAGCTGCGTCCGTGCCCTTCGCCTGCCTACATTACTTGTAACCCGTGGGCAGGCAGCGGTTACGGCGGCTGCGGATGCAATCAGGGCTGCGGCTGCTGACAACTGCATAGCATAGCTTTTTGCCGACAACGGCGAAATGGTCGGCCCCGTGCCGATACTACGATAACGCGGCGGGGCAATAGCTCCGCCGCTGTATTTTTAGAAAGGAGTTTTCCATGCCTGAATACACTGCTGTTGCTGCACAGACCGTAGCGGCAAATCAGAACGTGCTTTTTACCGAGGCGCCGATCCCCTGCACAAAGGGCCTTGTGACCCATCGCGCAGGCTCTGGCCTGTTTAATCTCCGGGGTAACTGCTCCCAGTGCCGCGTCCGCTACAAGGTGGACTTTATCGGCAATATTGCCGTAAGCGCCGGCGGGACCCCCGGCCCCATCTCCGTTGCCATTGCGGTTGACGGTGAACCTCTGCCGTCCTCCGTTGCGACGGTGACGCCCACAGCGGCGGAGGCGTTTTTCAATGTGGCGGCATCCGAGTACGTTGACGTTACAAAGGGTTGCTGCGCGTCGCTGTCCATCCGCAACGTTAGTGGCGAGGACATTGACGTGAGAAACGCGAACCTTATCATTACAAGAGTTTGCTGAGAAAGGAGAATGAACAATGGGTATGAAATCTATGTATGACCTGCGCGATATGCTCTGCAAAGAGCTGGACGAGATTACCCGCAAGGGAGAACTTGGCGCGGGTGACCTCGACATCGTGCACAAGCTGACCGACACCATCAAAAACATTGACAAGATCGAGATGCTGGAGGATGACGGCTATTCCCAGCGCCGATATTCCCAGGCCGGTGACTGGGAGGCGGACATGCGCGGAACCTATGGTAAAGGCAGCTCTTATGCCCGCCGGGGCACCCATTATGTCCGCGGCCATTATTCCCGGGACGGTGCCCGGGGCGATATGAAGCGCCAGTTGCAGGAGATGCTGGACAACGCCGACGACGAAAGCATCCGCAGAGCCATCCAGCGCTGCATGGACACGATCGAGGACTAAAGGGGGTGCACCCCTATGGTCGACGAGAATGAGGTCAAGCGCTGGATAGCTCGCCTTGAAACAGAAGAATCGAGCTGGACAAACTATGAGAAACTGGCGGCGCTCTACATTATCCGTAACGAGCAAGGCGGGGAGCAACTGCAGGCGAAAGCGCCCCCAATGCTGTATTCTGCAGAGCCTGCGCCGGCCAAGAAAATAAAACCCTCCGGCAGTGAATTTTTGAAAGCGGTCGGGAATGTAGCGCAGGATAGGGCGTGGGAAGTTATGGACGAGCTTATGGACACACTAAAAATCGTCAATGAGAAAGCTTATAACAGCGTCCTAAAAAAACTAACCTAAATCGCTACTACTAACACGTTACTAACAAAGTTAATCTTGGCGAAAATAAAAAAGTCCGGGAACCCTTGAGATTCCTGGACTTTTTTGGTGGAGACTGCTGGACTCGAACCAGTGACCTCCTGCGTGTGAATTATAATCGTTTTGAATATATAGGCACAAAAGTTAATAAGAATAACAATATTTGTTGCGATTTTGCAACTTTTCGCAGAGCAATTTTGCAAGGGCTTGCCTTGGCTCCCGTCGGTAACTAACAAACTACTAACAAATTTTCGCCTTTTTAACGGCCTGCACCAATTCCTCCGCTGATGTATGGACGTATATATTTGCGGTAGTGGAGTAGTTGGCGTGGCCGAGGATCCTCTGTAGCGTTTCCGGAGCAATCCCCGCTTTTCTCGCCCAGCTCGCATAGGTGTGCCGGGTGGAGTGCGGCGTTTTGCGCTGGATTTTTAATTTTTCCAAAAGCGGGTAATAATCCCGGCGGCGGAAGTTTGCTGGGATTTTTTCCCCAGCATAGCCGGATATGAGCAGTGGGCCAGTAGCCTTATTTGCAAAATAGGCAAAGTATGGGATCCCTTCGGGGCGGATTGGGATGATCCTGTTTCGCCCAGCCTCCGTCTTTTCACCGCCGACCACATAATCTTTGTGATAATCTTTAGCCGGTAGGGAAAACAATTCCCCTATGCGCATTCCTGTGTAAATCAGCATGAGGATAATTTTTGCGGTGTCGCTGCCGTCCGCTTCCAGCTTGCTTATTTCAGCATCGGTAAATGTTTCTTTTTCTTTTTTTGTGTTTTCGGGGAGCTGGACGAATTTTGCAAAATTTGTTGTGATGATCTCCTCGCGCATGGCCCATGTGGACATCTGCGTTATGAGTTGCTTATACTTGGACACAGTGCTATGGGATTTATGCATATGGGCATCCAGTACGCCCTGGAAATCCGCCGTTTTTAAGTCCCGGAACTTCCGGTCGTGCAGCGGCGCAAAAATCTTAAATGCGCCGTCATAGCCTTCTATACCGTTTGGCCCTATTTTTTTGTAATGCTCCTCTTTCCAAGCGTCAAACACCTGGGCAAAGGTCATGTTGTACCGCTCCGTTAAATCCTTGCCTGCAAGACGTTCCAGCGCCGCTATAGCATCTTTTTTGGTGGGGTAATATCCTATAATGATTTTTTGCTTTGCAGCCACCCAGGGCCTGCGTCGGCGCCCGGCGAGCTTATACACTGTCCCGGTTCCGTTGGCCCTCCTCATTGCTTTTCCCATTTTTATCCTCCTGCCCTGTATTTTTATCAGTTTGATGGTGCCTGTAATATCGCAGCGCATTAATCAGCGAAGCAATGATTACACCGACGCCCACCGCAAGCAGAGCAAATAGCATCCAGCCGATTGATGTAATCTGCCCGTTGCGGATAAGCCCTGTGTGCGGGACGCTTGAATCAAACGCCAAATATCCAAATATTATTGATACGGCAATTGACAGCGAAAACGTCAGGATATACACCCAAATTTGCAATACGCGCTCCTTTTTTCCGTGCTTTGCCACTGATCCGGTCAGCTGCTCCATGCCGCCCTCCAAGTGCGCAATGCGTAGGGCTGCGCTATGCTTTGCATCTGCATCGGCCATTGCTCTGTGGGCCTCTGCCAGCTGCTCCTCCGTGGTTGGTCTCTTTACGATACCAAAATACTCATCTATAGACACACCGAGGGCGGCGCATATAAGCCCCATTTTGTATAGGCTTGGATCCTTTGACGACGCAGAAAAGTAATTGCTGATCGTGGACGATGACAGATCTGTTAAATCGGCTAAGTCTTGCGTGGTAAGATGCTGGTACTCCTTTGCCTCTCTGCAAATATCCTGCAAAGTTTTTTCCATTTCTTCCCCTCCTGCCCTATTTCGGGCAAACCTCTCCGCTTGTTTTTATCGGCTAATCGTATATTATCCGGTTTTTGGATTGACTTGCCAAACAATAAATTGATACTGTGGGTATGCGGCCAAGAGCCGGTGACGGCGATAGGCGGCAAAAAATCCCCACCGTCCGGTGCGGGGGCGGTGGGGATAAATCACATAAGATCATCACAGAAAACACTTCCCCTAAAATTTTTCGCCTTGTTGCCCTAAACTGTGCAACAAATGCCATATTTTGACTATAGGTAGATAAACCGAAAGGAGAAATAATGTGGATTGGAAGCAGAAAAGTATAAAGATGGAAATTGTAAGCTTTGAAACGAAAAATAAATGTGGTATAATAAGGGAAAGGCTCAAAGAAGAAATCCTCACGCTTACCGATACACAGGCGGAATATGTGCTAAGGAGGTTGCAATGTTTACTGCACGAAAAGAATTAAATGATCTGCGGGAAGAAAACCGCAAACTCAAAGAGCAGCTTGCGGAAGCGAGAGAAGATACACTCCGATCCGCAATCATTAACAATGCGGCACTGCCCCAGTGCAAAAGCGTGGCCTGCGCCGGATGCAAGCATGTTGTGGTGCGTTACACTACATGGGGCGGGTGGTATGTCCTCGGCTGCGGAAAAGATAATCCCTGCAAGGACTACGAGCAAACCGACATTACCCCCGAAAAAGCCGAGGCCATCAAGGAAGCGTTACATATTCAGTGGCAATATAATAATTAGCCGGATAACAGGCAATTCAGCAGGAAACCGCAAAGAGCTCCTATTGCTGCGACAATACAATCTCTCGCTGTGATAGACCACTCTTTCTGCCATTGCTTTTTTGCATACGCAACATAATTGTTTCCTCTTGGCCTGGCTATGATTCCGCGCTTATCATCTTTTGCAAGCATAAAAACAAAGCGATGATCGCAAAGCACGGCAATGTCCTTTTCGTTTCCTGTCGTTACAATTACCGCGTCTTTTTGCGATTCCTTCAGGATCTTATACTGACTTCTTGTAAGCGCAATATATGGGAAATCGTCCTTCTTGTTTTCAATTTCCCGCTCCCATTGCTGGCGCTCGACTTCCGTCAAGTGCTTGTCGTTGGGGCTGGACGGTCTAAAAGTATATCTCATAGTATTGCCTTTGCACTTAAAACAATCGGCAGAAGTTTCTCGCACTGCTCGTCCGTCAAATCATTAAGAGCATCCATCAAAGCCTTTTTTGCTTGGCTCCCGCCCTCGATCTCCGGATCGGGGGCTTTTTTTGCGCCCTCCGAAGCTGCGTTGGCGGCTACATCGTCTGGCATAATGTCCTCTACGGAAACGCCGAGATATTCGGCAATAGCGGGAAGGCGAGCATTTGACGGCTTAGTTTTCCGCGTGTTCCATTGGCTATAAATGCTATTTGATAGCCCTAATGCGCGGCTTAAATCGGCTCCATTTTTGCCATTTTTGCTCAAGTAAAAGTTGATTTTGTCTATAGCGTCCATTTGCACCTCGTGTATATTGTGCAGTTCGCCAAAACTAATAAAAACTAATAGAAAGCGGTTGACTTATAATTTCTAATTAGTTATAATAAGAATCGGCGGGAGGCAATACAAAACCAAGCCCCCCTGCACTTAGCGGACTGCGGAAAATATTAAGGGTTGTTGGCACTTCCATAATACCACAGTTTGCTAAGTTGTCAAGTAAAGCTTAGTTTTTGTTGATTGCGGAGAGGGAAAGCCGCCCTGATGCCGTAACATCGTGGCGGCGGCCGAGCACTTAGACCGGCGGTTGGACGATGCGGAGCCGGCTAAAGCTTTTGCACTTTTCCTCGCCGTATTCAACGGAAACTAAGCAAGAATCAAACTGGAGGTGACGGAATGAGTTTTCGCAGCGCTCGGGTGGCCGCTGGGCTAAGTGTCCGGCAGGTCATCGAGAAACTAAAGGTGACGGATGCGGCGGTTTACATGTGGGAGACCGGCACGCAGGCACCGAGAGCCAGCCGCTTGCCGGAGATCGCCGAGCTGTACGGCTGCACGGTGGACGAGCTGTTGAAGAAGGAGGATGACAAATGATCGAAACCATGACGCTGCACCAGGCATCGAAGTATCTTAGAGATAAAGGCTTGAGCCTTTGTTCTGACACTCTGGCCGACGGCCTGGAGCAGGGCGTGTACCCCTTCGGCGTGTGCATCCGCACCGACCGCAGCCGGGTATTTCAGATTTTCAAAAAGAAGCTGGATGCGTGGATCGCAGAGCGGGAGGAGTAAACATGGACGGGTACACATTGACTTTGGTCATCATCGGAGCCGCAACGGTGAGTTATTGGCTCATGCGGCTGGTGGACAAGCTGGACGGGAAGTAACACAAACGGAGGGAAAGACGATGAAAGCATACAAGGGATTTGATAAAGACCTGAAATGCAGAGAATTTCAGTACGAAGTAGGTAAGGAGTATGAGGAGGAAAACTCCGCTCTGTGCAAAAAGGGATTCCACGCCTGTGAAAACCCGCTGGACACATTCCGGTATTACGCACCGACAGATAGCCGGTACTGCGAGGTGGATGTGGACGACAATGGAGAGTGCAACAGCTATGACAGCAAGGTTTGCGGCAAACATATCAGGATTGGCGCAGAAATCGGCTTGAAAGGCGTTATCAACGCCTTTGTGCGGTTTGTGCTTGACAAGTGCGAGAGCGCAACCGAGGAAAACGCATCGGGCGATAGCGGCAACGCCGCCGCATCG